TTAATTTATGTAAAAGAAATAGTATATTATAGTTGTTTTATTTGGTAATATACAGTAAATACTGTATCTTTACATCAAATAAAAGAACTAATAACAATTAACTCCTAAATATATGAAACGTTACAATTTATCAGACATAATGAAATCAGCCCACCAGATTAAGAAGTACATGAAGCTGTATTCAGTAACCCATGGTGTAAAGACTTGGGGTGACTGTGTAAGACTTGCATGGGCTAACGAAAAGAAAAAGGTTGCTGATGAAGAGGCAAGACAAGCGGAAAAAGAGGCAATGAAGGTTGCTCTTTCACAACCGTCTAAAAGAAGCGCATACGACAGCTTCAATGCTCCGGCATCCTCTTACTATACCAACAACAATTATGGTCGTTTCGGTTCCCGTTACGTAGGTGATTGACAAATGCTATTGTTATTTAAGTTGTTGATATACAATAGGTTAATTAAAGTTTAAGTAAAATAATTTCAAAGACTAATTCTTCGTCAATCCGTTGATAATGAGTAGCTTTACATCATAAAAAGATGTATTTATAATAATCAAAAATTAAAGAGCAATGGACGATATTTTGAACCAAACCGTTAAGATGAGCCAAGCGGAACTGATATTCCAGTTGGCTAAGACCAATGTGGAACAAGAGGACAGGCTTAAATCTACGGAAATGAGATTGAGTGTTCTCGAAGAAGAGGTCAAGAAACTTTCTAAAAAGGCTGTCGGTGAATACGGGTGTTCCACTATGTCTGCATACGTACAGAGGCATAAACTTCCCATTTATGTAAGTGACATTGCGAAGCTCGGCAATGATGCTACACGGTTATGCAGAAAAAGGGGCTATCCAGTGAATAAGGTAAACATAGACCGTTTCGGTGTTGTGAACGTTTATCCGGACTTCATATTACAAGAGCTTCTTGATGATTACATAAGAACTACACGTCGTATTAATGGAGCTATAATGAAACCAATATAAACTATATCAATGAAATACAAGGTGTCAAAAAAAGGCTCAAATGTGGTTTTCAAGTTTGAAACCTATGAGCAGGCAGCGGATTTCTGCTATATGTATGTTATGGCAGAGCAAGTTAAAGGGAATAGATTCCCGGAACTCTCGATAACAGAGGAAGGGGGATAATCTTAAAGAGCGATGAAAGCACGCGGAAGTGTCCTGTCCTCAGTAATGCTTGGGGCAGGTTTATCAAGGAATAATTTGCCACATATAAAAGAAAGCGTAAGTACCTTATGGAGGTAAACCAACGTTCACGTTAATGACATCCTACCGTCAATCCGGGCGGTAGGTTTGGAGCCGGTTGTAATTGTTAACATGCATCATTATGAAAGTGGAAGTGGATTATAAACAATATATGGCGATGTTAAAAGCATTCACGGAATGCGCCCAATGCAAAGCCGAGTGTTATCGCCTGCAAGCTGAAAACGAAAAGTTGAAGCATGAGGTATCGAAATCGAATGCCTGGAACCAACGCTTAGGCGACTACGAAACGGAAGGAGACAGTTTGCCTTTTTTTAATTTCTGTAAGAATTAAGTGTTGTTATGATTGGTTTTAAATGGCTCTAATCGAATATTGTGATTCGAATAATAACTATTATCCTTGATTATTCAAGGTAATATCGATTTGAAAAATATTGTATAAACGATTTTATTAATAACATAATAATTAGTATTATGAAACAAGCATCAAGTGAAATTAATCCGTATAACGGATTGTTCGGGCAGCAAGGATGGATTTGCCCGAAGTGCGGGAGGGTATATTCACCCTTTACCCAAATGTGTTTATATTGTGGGCCCAATAGTATAAATACTATTTCTAATCTTGACGATCATTCTAATACACATATCAGTGAAGAAGAATTAAAAGAAAACCGTAGAACGATATAAATATGAATCAAATCAAATGTATAACCTTCGATAGGGCAGCACAAGATGCTCTGCCGGAACATATAAAGGCTAAGATGAAGGCTGATAGACAAAAAGCAAAACGAGAGGCATATAAGAAGCTGTGCTATAACTTCGAGTATCAATTTGGCTCCAATATTCCCCATTGTGCAAAGAAGGGGGAATGTGATGAAGATTGTGAATACATGAGAAACTTTAAAAAATAGGATATGAATCGTACAATAAAATTCAGAGGTAAAAGTCTTAATACCTCAATGTGGGTATATGGCGATTTACAGCAGAAAGGCAAAAAGGCTTTCATTGAGTATGAAGTAAATCCAGAAACCGTTGGGCAGTTCACCGGACTGCGTGATAAAAACGGGAAAGAGATTTACGAGGGAGATATTGTAAAAACCAAAGAATATGGTATTGAAATTCCCAATGGAAAAGTAAGTTTTAACTCCGTCGGTTATGACAATTTTATTATCAATTATATTGATGGTGGATTTCGTCTATCAAATAATCACCGTTGCTTTTTATTGTGCAGAGGTAATCACCTTGAAGTCAATGGAAACATTTACGATAACCCGGAATTAATAAACTCTTAAATTAGTAACTCCATGGAAAAGGAAATTAAGGAAATAAGCGACTTTCTGAATATCACATGTCAGAATAATCCAGTAGAAATACAAGAAAGAATCGCCGCCACTATGGTGTATGTGGTAAGAACTGGAGAAATGCTTGCTGAAGCCAAAAGAATGCTCAGAAAGAAGAAATCCGATGAAATACAAAATACCATTATTAAGATAGCGCAAGAAAATTGCTTGTCTGCAAAGGTGCAAAATGCTTTGCTTGACAGTATCGCAGAAGAAGAATCATTTCTGGTGGACCGCCTAGATAGACTTAATGCTTCAGCAACGCATCAGTTGGATGCATTGCGTACTTTATTGAGCTATGAAAAGGAAGCTTTGCGGTTAAATAAGACTGGATATTAGAAAAAAAGTTAATCACGGAAAAATAATAGTTATAAAGTGATTGTTTTTATGTCACTTTTATGTAGCTTTACACCGTGAAAACAATTAATCATCTTAGTGGGATTTGATGATAAACAAGATATTAATAGGCTTTCATGGAGTACATACCTTAATCCCACATCAAAGGTATGGAAACTTGAAAGCCTTTGCTTTTCAGATATGATTACAATAGACGGATACATAATAAATCAGTTGGTGAATTTCTGATACTATATTAATTATGGCAAGACCTAATAAGATAGGTTTGGGCTACTTCCCAATGGACGTTGATTTATTCCAGGACATACGAATAAGGAAACTAATCAAGTATCAGAGTGGCAAGGCTATAACAGTATATGCTCTCCTGCTATGTCTTATCTACCAGCGTGGGTACTACATGAGGTGGGATGAAGAGTTGCCCTTCATTATATCGGAACAAACCGGGTTTGAAGAGGCGTATATACTGGAGGTCATCAAAAGCTGCATGGCACTAGGGTTATTCTCCAAGAAACTGTATGACGAAGAACAGGTTATTACGTCAAAAGGGATTCAAGAACGATACCTATATATATGCAAACTGCTTAAAAGAAGAGTTGGCATTACCGAATATTCGCTTATTGATGAAGAAAAGGAACTTGTCACTTCTGAGGAAACCGGGGTTATTTCCGGAAAAACCGAGGTTATTTCCGAAGAAACGTCTTTAGATTCGGTGAAAATGCCACAAAGAAAAAGAAAGGAAAAGGAAATAAAAGAAATCTCTCTATCGAGAGATAAAGAAAAGTTTCCCCCTCCCGAGGTTTTAGACAAAACATTAAGCGAATGCTATGATGAACTATCATGTGATAGGAGCTGGATAGAAGTTGTAACGATGAATACACGTAATTCCGGTCATAAGGATTTTACGATAGACATGTTCGGAATGTATTTAAAGCGTTTTTTCGATAAACTTCAAAACGAAGGAGAAGTGAGGAAATCTCCGAAGGATGCAAAATCTCATTTTGCAAGATGGTTAAATATTGAACTTCAAAAGAAATCTAATTATGAACCAAAACCAGTTACTCGCAACATCTACGAGCAAAAGCGAATTGATTCTGAGCGGAGAAAGTCTAGATTCATGGCTGAGTTCGCAGAAGCGGACGCAAGATTCCTTGCAGAGCAAGAAGCTAAACGAAAAGAAGTTGGCTCTACTGGAGAAATACCCAACACCATCCCAAATGGCGGTTGATTACAATCCTGATTTGCAAGGTAAGCTGGCTAAATCAAACCTTACACTTGCGGATATAGCCATGAATGATAACATTCCTTTGCTTGCAAATATTCGTTCCGTGTACGGTGAGGACAATGCGGTAAGATGGTTGAAGGTACAGTTTGACAGTCTTAACGATTACGCAGAGCAAGGAAAAGGTATCGATGATTCACAATTGGATGAATTGTGCAGTTTGGTACTTGGTGAATATTATTGGATGAACCTTGCGGAAATATGCAATTTCATTTCCAGATTCAAATTAGGGAAATATGGGCAATTTTATGGCGCCATTGGGCCTATGAAAATTACTTGTTCCCTTCTGGAATACATCAAAGAACGCCGCATCGACATCGAACGCTATGAGCGTGAACAATACCGGACACAACGCCAAAAGGAGATGGAGGAACATGGCAAAAACAGAATTTCCTATTCCGAGTATCTCGAACGCGAACGTAAACTTGTCGAAATCGGTGATAAGGATGCTATTGAAAGGGCTTCAAAACGTATAGGAGGTTCCTATATGTCAACAAGTTAATTAAAGATAAAGCCTTGGAAATAAAGGCGGTAACGTTTGTTTACAAGTCGCTAAATGAGTAATTTTATATCTGTAAATCAGATACATATAAAACATAAGAGCAATGAAACCAAAGAAAGATTTGATTAAAGCTGCCGAGGCTGATGGCAGCATAGACAGATTGAACAGCCTTCTTTCAGCCGCACACATACTGAACTGCGAAGCAAACATGCTGGTGGAGGAAGCGGCAGACTTGATGAACGCCAAAGGTTTGCTACTCGGAAACGTGAAAAGGCTTCATAACAATTTCGTTAAAAGTGCAGATTTGTACTTTCTGGAATTCTCCTCACTCGTAGAGACAGAGAAATCGAAGATGGATATGTTCAGGGACATGGACGACTTCGACGCCAAGTTCCGCGAGTGGGCAAAATTACCGTCTGATTGGAAACCTAAAGAAGCGGAGGATGAATAGTAAACTAACACACGGCTCTCTGTTCAGCGGCATAGAAGGTTTTGGATTAGGTGCGGCACTTGCCGGCATAAAGACCGAGTGGAGTTGTGAATTTGAGGATTATCAATCATTAGTAATAAAGAAAAACTTTGGAGAAGAGCATGAAATCAACAGAGATATTAGAACGTATTCAAAACCTCCGTTTGTTGACATCATCAGCGGTGGATTCCCTTGCCAGGACATCAGCATTGCTGGAAAAGGTGTCGGAATTGTCGGTGAGAGAAGCGGCCTATGGTCTGAAATGTTCAGAATTGTACGGGAAGTTAGACCTAAATACGTGCTCATTGAAAACAGCCCAATGCTCGTTGTTCGGGGGGTCGAGCAAGTCCTATGCGACCTTTCCGAAATCGGGTATGATGCGGAATGGCAATGTCTATCTGGCACCGACTTTGGCATACAACAGAATAGGGAGCGATTATATTGTATTGCCTACCCCAGCGAAATCAACGGCAAAAGGAGCACTCAAGAATCGGTATTTCGGAAGCCCTACTTATCGGGGCAATTTACACGAGTATATCCGGGATGGCGAACAAGACAGTCAATACCCTCACCCCGCTTTGCTGGAAAGTCTAATGGGGTTCCCGATAGGATGGACCGAACGGAGTGTATAGGCAATGCGGTACAACCGATAATTGCGCATTATCTGTTTGAGTGCATTAAGATATTTGACAGCAAACTGACATAATGAAGAATGCCGTATGAATATCCATCAGACAATTCCCCGTTCGGATTGCACCTCCTTCGCCAAGTGCGGCAAGCACTCACTTGCATATTGCAGGAGGTACGGTGCGTCCGAATGCGGACCATGTGAAATCGTGAGGAGGAAACCCCGTAACCGGGTGGTCGTTGACGGAGTGGAGCGTAAACTGTGCACCCACTGTGGTAGAGCGCTTCCGTTATCCCGGTTTTTCGATAGGACAGCCCGTCGTAACGGTAAGGAATACCATCTGAAAGCGTCATGGTGCAAGATGTGTATGGCAGAGGTACAGAGCGAACGGAATAAAAGAAAGAAAATAAATTAAATAACAAAAATATTATGGCAACACATGGACTTACAATAGCCAAAGCTTCCAAAGAGGACTTTGAGAAAGTATATAATCTGCTCCAGCCTATGGAGGAACTGTTCAACAGTCATTGGAGCAATGAGGAAGAATGGACTGAGTGGGATGACGATGACAAGGATAAGCAGGAACTTCTCGCCATTCGCAAGGAAATAGCCGAGGAGGAACATTATTATGAAGAGGATGTCGATAACCGTATCGTACTTTTTGAGTTCATTAAACGGAGGATGCAGTTGTGCGGATGCAGCAATTGGCAGCGAGTTGTAATTGCCGCTGAATGCCTGATTGACACATTTTGTGACCCACAAGAAAGCTCTCTTGTCTGGCGACCGGATTTAGAGCGCGCAATGGATTACACTATGTTGGGAGAATGACATTAACATGTGCAAAAAGAAGCCATTTCTGCACATGAAGTATTAACAACACGAGCGGAAACCGGTGGTTTTTGCTCATAACAAGAATAAAATATGGGAAAAGGTAAAAGACTAAAGAAGAGCACTGTATCAAAAAGAAGACGCAGTGCTGCAACTTACAGAATGGAAATGTCAAACATTTATTTGACAAGTGGGTTCATTACCATAGAAATAGCAAACAAATCGATGTGACCACAGTAATAATTAAAGGGCATACCTATTTTGCAATAATTTTAAAATTCGACACTTTATCTTTATTCGGGTATGCCCTTTTAATCGAAATGCGTATGAAACAATTGGATATTCCTTCTTTTAAGTATTGGCTCCGGATACATGGCTACCGTTTGGAGTGGTTCGGTACGGGGACAAAGAGTAATCCTATTAAGGTTAAATCAAAAAGGAAATGAAACGAAGAATAAGAAAAAAGATGCTGAAATACCCATATAGATACAAGTTGCATCAGTATTTGAAGTATGCCCACCAATGGTGTTGCGCTTTGGCGTATAAAGGGGATATATACACCTTGAAAGATGATGGTAGAATTGTAAAGGAGAACGATTGTTTATGAAACGCCTAATTGATGTTATAATAAAGAAATGGTTCTGCTGCCATGAGTGGGAATTCTTATTTGAAAGGAAAGTAGAAGTTGTTGATGATTGGGGAGATAGCAGTTGGTACACCGTACGTCACTACTTCTGCAAGAAGTGTGGTAAATACAAGAAAATTAAAAGTCATTGATATGAAACAGACATTGGAAGAAGCTGCCCATTCTTTCGCAGAAAGTAGAAGCAGCGGAAGTGCATTCCCAGCATATTATCAAGGGTTTATCGCTGGTGCAGAATGGGCAATGAAATTGAAACATGATAAAGTCAAACTTATGTGTATTAAAGATAGTGATAAAAGGTGTAATCAATGTCACGAATGTGATGTATATGTATTAAATCCTAGCTATTGATATGAAACAGACAGTAGAAGAAGCGGCAATGAACTTTGCCAATTATGAATCCAATAATTTAGATAAACTGCCTTTTAAGGTGAAAAATGTGGTCGATTATGACAATGGACTGACGAGGGGTTTCAAGGCTGGTGCCGAATGGCAGGTAAAGCAATCACCGTGGATAAGCGTAGAGGATGCAATACCAAACAAACAAGCAAAAGGCATGTGTCAAGTGAAATTTGTTGATGGTAGTATTGATGAAATGGCAATGCGAAAAGTGAATAAATGGATATATCCCTACATCAAGACTGGATATGTTACTCATTGGATGCCCATCCCCTCTTTCGATTAGATACTTGAAGCAAACAAGGATGTACTGGAATATATTAAGGAGATTGAAAATGATAAAGAAATGGTATGAAGTTTCGTGTGATTTGTGCGGAAATGGTTTAAATCACTATGCAGAATTAAAACCTACTTGCACTGATTTAAGGAGAGATGGTTTTAAAGTTAAAATCAATAACGGAAAGGTGTTTGTTTTTTGTAAAGAGTGCTATGAAAAGATAAAGAAGGAGACAAAGAAATGAAAGGAAATATATTTGACAAAATAAGAAAAGCATCTAATAAATACATAGAGTATATGATTGCTTGTGATGATGTAGCCAAAGAAGCGCAAAAATATATAGATTGGGACGATAACGTTTCATGTGAATATTATCCGGCTGATGGAATATGTATAATGATAGACGAGCATGTTTGTTATGCTAATATATTCTTTGACTTGGTGGAAGAATCAAAGAACGGTATGATTGACAAGGAAACGTTTATAAGAAATTGCATTTGACATGAAAAGAATCAAGATTTCAAATTTGCAAGAAGGAGATTTGTTTATATACAAAGGTGTAATGTATGAAATTATTCATAAGGACAAATGGGAAACCTATTGTAAATATATCAACGATAAATATTCACCAGAAGGATGGTTTCCAAGAAAATATCTTTATTGTTCTTTTAGTAATTACACAAAAGTGGAGATTTAAGTATTATGAGTAAATATAGATACAGAGAAGTAAAGAACTATATCCACAACGAATTAAAGTTGACTAAAGAGGATATAAAGGAAATTATGATTCCAATCGTGAAAGAGGAAGTCAAACGTATCTTTCAAAACACCTACGGAAACGACGTTGATATAGAGAGGTGGGTTCGTTGTATGGTTTCTGACGAGATAAAGAAAAACGGTGATTACTCTATGATAAAGAATTTGTGCAGGGAGATAATTAAGGAGGAAATTACCGATAGGTTGTCAATTGATATAAGCCTTAAAAGAGAAGGAGATAAAATTATGTTGAACGAACAAGAACCGTAAAACACATAGGAAATGAGCAGATTTGAGAAAGAGATTCTTCCCTTCATGGAAGAAGAGATTATGAAAAAGCTCCGCACATACAACGTGTACAATGAAAAGGAGTATGAGGACATACGGAAGGCGGTAAGGTATTCAATCAGATTTTGTAAGAAAAATAAAATTGTTAGATATGAAGGATAAAGATGTTTTTATTGAAAAGCATGGAGATATAATTGTATCTGTTGACCTTGGTTGTAAAAACGATATGGCTGTAGAAACTGTATTTAGAAAAGATAAAATGGGATTAACTATTTTATCTCAAAATATTATTGGTCGTGCAGAAGATTTTAATACAGAAGAGAAAAGAAATAACTATTTGAACAAAGAAAGGAAAGAAATATGGAAGTAAAGAACGGAATAATAATAGACGGGGTGCTTCATGAAGCTGAGAATTATCCAAATGACTATGAATGTAAGATATGTTCTCTTCACAAGGAATGTAATGAATTAGAGAATCGTTGTGATGAATGGATTTGCAGGCTTATTGATTGTAGGTATTTCGTCAATCGTGGCAAAGTGACTGATATTAAGATAGATAAGGAGGAATGACAATGAAAGAAAGGCATTGTAGTATATGCGTGCATTATGAGACATGCGCCAATTTTCAGATGTATTGTCGTGCATTGAAAAGACGCATAACAGCAAGAAAGCAAGCGAAAAATTGTAAGTATTTTGAATATAAATGGAAGGACAAATGAAATTAAAACATCCATTAGATTGGTATAACGAAAACACACCATTAGAAGATGAAGAATACGAAAAGGGATGTCTATCTATCGCCTTGATAGTAGTAATCATTTTCATTGCATTAACGGTTGTAATTTTATCTTACGAATTATGAAATCAAAACAAGTATTATCAATCGAACAGATGAAGCACTTGCAAGAACTTGGAGTGGATGCAAGCGATGCAAGTATGATATTTCAAAGAGGCTCCGCTACAAGGCATGTATGGGTGCTACATGTAATGGGCTATGCAGACACATCATTGCGAGAAAAAGAATATACTTACACCTTGCAGGACATTCTAGGGTTGTTGCCGAAAGAGATTAAATCAGGTGAAGATATTTTTTGTCTTACTATGTTCGTTATTGGCAAAATGTGGACTGTATGCTATTCAATGTCAGATGAATTTGATTACTATAAAGAATTTAGTTCTGTATCGCTTATGGATTGTGCATACGATATGTTGTGTTGGTGTATTGAAAATGGATATATTAAAAAGGAGGGTGAATAATGAAAGCAAGAGTAAAAGCAACCGGAGAAATTATCAATATTGCTGATTACGCACGTGTCACACTTGATAGATGTGATAGTTACGGGAATCCTATTGAATTAAGTTTTGATGAGGTTGAAATACTTCAAGAAAGGTCTGATAATATTGATTGGGAACAAAGACGTTATGAACTGGCTAAAGTTGCCATGCAAGCTTTGACTTCAAACAGTTTCTGGATGAAAAATTTAGGTGTATGTCTGGATGAATCATCTAATAGAAATATAGATGCGATTGAGATAGTATCTATTGAATCAATCAATTATGCTGATGCAATGATAAAGAAACTGAAAGGAGAATAACTATGAAAGCAAAATACTTCAAGAAGATAAAAAAACAAGTGAAGTGGTACAAAGTATCATATAGGGATGGTTTGTTTGATAGTTTTGTAAATGAGAAAGAAATTTTAGCTAAATCTCCTGAAAACGCTTGTGTCAGATATCATAAACGTACTGGCTGTTTTATTAACAGATATAATCCTAATCATATTACACAACATAGTGAATGTCTTTCAAGGTTCAAAGTATGTATAGGTCAGAAAGTAATGTATTTTGATTAAAATAAAGGAGGCATAACTATGGGATTTACAACACCGTGCTTTATACGCAAAAACACACCGGAGCTTCGGAAGGAGCTGGAATATTTGGGCTATTCACATGGTAAGCCTGAATATTATGCAGATGATGATGACAACAAGTATGATTTTATAATGTGTCACAATGGAAGGTTCTTTTTACTCTCTCAAAATAACCATGTGATAAGGAATGGGCATCCTTTGAAAAAACATGGAAGTATTAATTGCGGAACCAACGAACCTTTGTTTCTTGCCATTGCTGCATTGAGGGATGATACAGACAAGAACCAATGGTTTGTATTGGACCATGACAACATATGGGAAGCGGTCGAATGCTACCAACACAAAGGGGATTTTATTCTTTGCAATCATGACCGGTGGTATTGTGGGACAGACGTAGCACAAGCACACAAGGCTACTGTAAAGGAATTGAAAGAATTCTTTTCCCGAGAAATTGAAATTCCCACAATAAGGTGGAATATGGAAGATGTCATTTATGATGCGTCTGATTATTGTCATCGTATAGGAGTTCAGAAGATCATCGGGAAAAAGGTTGTGTATCGAAACGGAGAAGCGGTAGATGCTTCGTACTGTGTGCATTTCTACGAGAGCGGAAAAAGATGGGTCATTATGGAAAGGCTTATCGGAAGTTTGAATGCTTTCATTGTGGCAGGTGAGCGCATAATAGTTACTGACAACGTTATAATACCTTTTTGTAAATTCAATCCTGCGGATATAAACGAATCAATAAAATACAGCCTTATATGACAATGGACCTGAGAATAATAGATTTCCCGGAATACCCGTGGAAGACCTTGAATGTACATAAGGACTTTAGTTACTCGTTCAACATCAGTCCGGGAAAGAAAATAGAGGGGGATTTGTTCGATTCATCCAAGATGAAAGTTGTGTCCTACAATGAAAACAGCCATGTGCAGATATTGGCTGTATGTGACCCTTACGGACCGCCTTTCTATGTACGCAGGGATATGGACGGTTTGTTGTGGTCCTCATGGGTAAAAATAGAGGAGGAGCACTTCTGGCAAGAGATTAATAGTTGTGCGGCAGCCATTAATTTCCCTCCTCTGTGTACGTCTCATTATTATTTTTAATCGAATTGAACAATCAGAAATTAAAAACTAAAACTATGGAATCAAAAGATTTTTTAATTGAATCAGAGAATCCGAATAACTGTCATCGGCATTCCTCTCCAAATGGGCAAACAGTTCTTCCAGCGAATTCCACTGACGGGAGTCGCCAATGTGAAGAATCATCTTCCACAGATAAGGATTTTCGAGAAACAGAGGAAACATTCGAGCAGCAATCGCATTGTAATGGTCTCTGTGGTATACATTCTCTCTTAGAAGGCTATCCCAGGATTGTAGAATTGTCTGAAGAGGAATATGCCCGACTCTCAAACCTTTCTCCATTGCCCGGGAAAGAAGGCCATCCAGATAGTCCCGGAAAAGCTGGGAGTTTAGGTGTTGTGTACTAAATATGGGGAATGACGACCAGACTTTATATATGTTATGTATATGGTACATAGACGAAAGCTCACAGATGGTTTCTTCAAACCACATCAAGCCTGATATTTCATCTATCATCGGACCATTAATTAAATGATGACAATATTCATGCGCGAACTGATATGCCCACTGACACCAATAATCATCATGCGTATGTAAGTAAATTACCCTTCCATCGGCGGTATCGCTGCATTTGGGTTCGTCTTTAAAGTGGTTATACTTGATTATGCACGGCTTTGACGAAAAAAAATGAATGGATAAGGCTCTTGAGAAAGCCATGTCAATATTCATAATGACATCCGATACGATAGGCACACAAAAGTCACCGAACCCTTCATCATGTACAAGTGTGATGTTCGGGCAGATTTGAACAATTTCATTCATAATTTAAAGTTTAAAATTTGACGAAACAAATATACTAATAAAAACGGGCACACCCGACATCCATAATGATAAGTTTAGAATTTGACACTTTACTCTTTTTCATTTGGGTGTGCCCTTTATAAAGGAAAAAAATGATTATATGAAAGAAGAACTTGTAACATTAGAGACAGCGAAGCTGCTGAAAGAGAAAGGGTTTCTACAAAGGAAATATCTTATAGATGTTTCCACTTTGCATCATTGTTATAAATACCTATCTGTTCCACCTCAATCGGTAGTTCAAAGGTGGCTTCGTGAAACCAAGGACCTGCATATTGAAATATCCTATATGTATGAAAATTATTGGATATATGATATACTAACAATTCCGAACCATGACTTAGTAGGGTTGTCGGATAGACCTATTATCCATTATAAATCCTACGAGGAAGCACTTGAAGCCGGTTTGGTGGAATGTTTAAAATTTATATGATTATGAGACAAGAAATGAAAATCGGAGAAATATTCGAATGCAACGGAGAAAAAGTTATAGTGAAAAAAGATAGCGATATTATGTGCGGTTGTGATAAATGCTATTTTTATGTTAAACCGGAATGTAGTGATTATAATTGCATTTCTTATGTTAGGCAAGACAAGCAAGATGTATACTTTGAAAAAGTAGAGGAGAAACAGCAATGAAGAAAATAATGTTTAATGACAAATACAGCTTAACCCAAGCCGTATTGGATGGTCGGAAGACTATGACGAGAAGGGTCTGCAAGTATGACAGACCAGATGAAACTTATAGTATTGTATTTCTCTTTTATAAATCAAATTATTATGATAATGACGGGAACATAGTGTATTCATTAAATAATAATTTTGGTTGGAGAAACGACAAAGGAGACTTTACGGGGTGGAATATTCCAAAATACAAAGTCGGTGAAGTTGTTGCCATTGCGCAAAGTTATGAAAGTTTAGGGATGAATCCCGAAATTGCACTTAATGATAGGGACGGAATAGGATTTTATACTAAAACTAAATTCGCACCCGGCTGGAAAAATAAAATGTTTGTCCGCGCTGACCTTATGCCCCACCATATCCGCATTACCAACATCAAAATCGAAAGATTGCAAGACATCTCCGATAAAGATTGCTTGAAAGAAGGAATTTATAAAGGACAATGCGGAAGTGCAGATACACATTTTATGGATGCTTATTATTATAAAGGGGACATTCAGCCTTATTGCACCCCTCGTGAAGCCTTTGCCGCCCTCATAGATAAAGTCTCCGGCAAAGGTACGTGGGAGTCCAACCCTTATGTCTTCGTTTACGAATTTGAATTGATTGATTAAAATTATTATGGAAACTGTAGAACTGATAATTAAAATCTCCATCTCTTTATTCAATGCCATTGCATTAGGATTTGTCCTAATCATGGTAAGCAGATTACATAGGCGCATGGAGGACAAGCTGAATGAGATAAGGGAATACACCCGTAGGGTTTCAGACCGTGATGATGTTATTTATATGAATCAGCTTCAATGGCTGAAAAGTAAGCTGATTGAAGAGGAACGGTACGAGGAAGCCGCTAAAATCAATAAATGTATTGAGGATGAGTATAACAAATTAAAGAATAACAATAATGGGAAAAGACATTAATAATGGACGTGAAATAAAATTCAGAGCAAAAGCCATCAATGACGATTTTTTCAAAGGAGAATGGGTGTATGGTTATTATACGAAAGAATTATGGAGCGGCAATCTTTTGGACGTGATAACAGACGGAGCCAATGATATCCCCATACAGGTAGAGACGTTGGGGCAGTTCACCGGCTTTTGTGATAAGAACGTGAAAGAAATCTATGAATACGACATTGTAAGAGTATATGCAAAAGATGGAGCTTTCAACATAGTAGTGAAATGGGGCAATGAATCAATGGCATTTATGGCTTGCTATGTCGATGGGAACCATTCTCCTTTTTCTTGGTTTACCAACCTTCTTGTATATGAATTAGAGGTGATTGGTAATGTGTTTGATAACCTTGATTTAATTATAAGGAATGATAATGGAGATAATATTATTAGGGAAAAGGCTTGAAGACTACCCGGAAACAGAATATTACGAACGAAGGCTTATCTACACAACATACAGTTCTGGCTTCAGAGAGCATAACATTGCGGCATTCAAGAGCAGGCTGAGAAAAGGCTTTGACTACGAAGTAATAAATCATTTCGTCAAGGGCGGTAACGACTTTTGGACTACAGATGAAATTATAGCCGCTGTCCGTGTTTCCTTGTCCCTCAATCTGCTTACGGATGAAGAATGGAAGATGGCAA